CAGAATTATCGCCCAGATGATAGTTCCGCAGCATTAAGAACTCCTGGAGCAACTCTTGCTCAAGTTAAGAATGTAGTTAATGCAAAAGCTAGTGCTGCAGAAGGCCCAAGAACTTCCGCTACTCCTGTTGCTGCTCCAGGTCAAGGTGTGAGAGAAGAGACCGAAGATGATGAAGATCTTATTGATGAAGAAGAATTTGATGAAGATGAAGAAGTAGTTTCTGAAGCTTCTGAAGAAGACGAAGACGAAGAAGACGAGGACGAAGAAGAGGAAGAAGATAAGAAAAAAGGTAAAAAGAAAGTGGAAGAAGAGTTCGACATCGAAGAAGATGTAAATGCTCTTCTTGCAGGTGAAGATCTTTCTGAAGAATTCCAAGAAAAAGCACGTACTATTTTTGAAGCTGCTATTAAAACTAAAGTTAGTGAAATCAAAGAGCAACTTCAAGAAACCTACGAAAATGCTTTAATCGAAGAAGTTGAATTTATCAAGGAAGAATTAACTGAAAGAGTTGATTCCTATCTTGAGTATGTTGCTGATGAATGGATTCAAGAAAATGCTCTTGCAATTGAGCAAGGTATTAAAACCGAAATGACTGAATCATTCCTTAATGGAATGAAGCAACTTTTTGAAGATCATTATGTTTCAATCCCTGAAGATAGATATGATGTAATCGAGAGTATGGTAGATAAACTTGATGACATGGAAGAAAAACTCAACGAGCAAATCGAAAGAAATGTTGCTCTTAATAAAAGATTAGCAGAGTCAGTTGCTGATGTAATTTTTGCAGATGTCGCTGAGGGTCTTGCACTTTCTCAGAAAGACAAACTCGCTTCTCTTGCCGAAAATGTTGAGTTTGATGGTGAGGAAAACTATCGTGAGAAACTGGTAACACTGAGAGAATCTTATTTCTCATCAAATACTAGTGCTCAAAGAAATGACTCTGAAAATTTATCAGAAGAAGTTTCTTATAATGAACCTGATCACTCAGTTTCACCAATAATGGAAGCATATCTTCAAACTCTTAGCAGAGTCGCTAAAAACTGATTTTTAGATTATAAAGTCAAACAAAACTTTTTTTCAAAGAGGTAAATTTCAATGCAGATGTACAACGCAGAATATCTGCAGGAGAAGTGGGCACCAATCCTTGATTATCAAGGAATGGATCCAATCAAAGATTCACATCGTAGATCGGTAACCGCTATCCTGCTCGAAAACCAAGAAAGAGAACTTCGTGAAGAGCGTTCATTCCTTTACGAAGCTTCCCCAACCAACTCTGCCGGTACTGGCGGATTTAGTGGCAGTGCTGCAGGTGGCACTGGAAGCCCAGTAGCAGGTTTCGACCCTGTTCTGATTAGTCTTATTCGCCGTTCAATGCCTAATTTGATCGCTTATGATCTTTGTGGCGTTCAACCAATGAATGGTCCTACTGGACTTATCTTCGCAATGCGTTCACGTTATCAGAACCAGTCTGGAACTGAAGCATTCTACAACGAAGCAGATTCGGCATTCTCTGGTCAGAACAACAGTCGTAATCGTACCGCAGGATTTATTGATGGTACTGTTGGTTTAGGTACTACCAGTCAAGCAGGTTCTAATCCTTCAATCCTTGATGCAACCAATGCTAACCAGCAAGCATATAATGTTGGCGAAGGTATGACAACTGGTGATTCCGAAGCTCTTGGCGACGGAAATACCAATTACTTTAACGAAATGGCTTTCTCAATCGAGAAGCTTACCGTTACTGCTAAGTCACGCGCACTCAAGGCTGAGTATAGTTTAGAACTCGCACAAGACCTCAAGGCAATTCACGGTCTGAATGCTGAAGCGGAACTTGCAAATATTCTCTCAACTGAGATTCTTGCTGAGATCAACCGCGAAATCATTCGTACCATTTATAAGGTTGCTGTTCCTGGTGCTCAGGTTAACACTGCTACTCAGGGTACTTTTGACCTCGACGTTGACTCCAACGGTCGTTGGTCAGTTGAGAAGTTCAAGGGTCTTATTTTCCAAATCGAGCGCGATGCTAACGCTATCGCACAGCAAACTCGTAGAGGGAAGGGTAACATGATCCTCTGTTCTGCTGACGTTGCTTCGGCACTCACCATGGCAGGTGTTCTTGACTACACCCCAGCACTCAATGCTAACCTTCAGGTTGATGACACTGGTAATACTTTTGCTGGTGTTCTCCAAGGTAAGTATAGAGTCTATATCGACCCATATGCAGCAAACGTTGCTGCTAACCAGTTCTATGTTGTTGGTTATAAGGGTGCATCTCCTTATGATGCTGGTCTCTTCTACTGCCCATATGTACCTCTCCAGATGGTACGTGCTGTAGGTGAGCAAACCTTCCAGCCAAAAATTGGATTCAAAACTCGTTATGGAGTTGTTGCGAATCCATTTGCTAAGGGTGCTACTGCTCCTACTGCCCCAGATAACATTGCAACCAACTCAAACGTTTACTACAGAAGAGTTAAGGTCAGCAACCTCATGTGAGTTAATTCACAATCTGTTCAAGAGGGTCGAAAGACCCTCTTTTTTTATCTAAATACAAATAAAAATAATGTCCAATCCAATTTCTGCTAATCAAATTTCAAACAGAAATTTTTTATCTCCTGTAGGATTTAAATTTACTCTTGCCAAAAATCCTAAAGTATCATTTTTTTGCAATAGTGCAAAAATTCCAGAAATTACTTTAGGTATTGAAATGCAACCATCATATTTAAAAATTCTTGATGTTCCAGGTGATATTATAACTTATGGTGATTTATCATTAAAATTTTTAGTTGATGAAGATCTTGTTAATTATATGGCAATTCATAATTGGATTACAGGACTTGGATTTCCAGAAACAACAGAGCAATATAAAAATTTAATTCAAACTGAAGATGAACTACAAGATCCAAAAAAAGCATTTAGTGATGGAAGTTTATATATTTTAGACAATAATTATAATACCAATGCAGTCGTAAAATTTAAAGATTTATTTCCAGTTTCTTTATCTTCTTTAGATTTTGATGCAACTAAAACTGATGTTCAGTACTTTACAGCAGAGGTAATTTTCAAGTATACTATCTACAATATCCTAGACAAAAACAATAGTCCCCTATGAATCTTGATGAAATCCAGGAGATGTGGCAGAGAGATTCTGTCATCGATCCTGATAATTTACACGATGAATCTTTAAAAATTCCTCAGTTACATTCAAAGTATTATACAATCTATAATACCATTACCCTTCTCCGTGAAAAGGCAAGAGAAACTTATAATAGAGTCAGATTGGAACGCTATAACTACTACACAGGAAAGGCACCAGCAGAGGTTTATGTAGAAGAACCTTTTCCATATAAAGTTCGGGACAAAGAGGCGTTACAGAGGCATATGGACGCCGATGAGAGATTGAATAAAATTGATCTCAAAATCAGATATTACGACATTATCTTAAAGTTCCTTGAGGAAATTATTAAGACAGTTTCTAATCGAACTTATCAAATAAAAAATGCTCTGGAATGGCATAGGTTCCAAGCAGGATTTAATTGATCAAATAAATATTCATAACTGATATTTTATGAATGTCTCATTTGGTCATATCAAAAAAGAATGAGGTTTACTTGCAAATAGAAGCAGAACCTCATGTATATTATGAATTGAGAGATGCATTTCAATTCGATGTTCCCAACGCTAAATTCTCACCAGCATATAAGAACAAATGGTGGGATGGAATCATTTATTTGTTTAATGTAAACACGAAAGAAATATACGTTGGTTTATTAGATAAACTTATAAGATTTTGTGAGAATCACAATTACACTTATGAGTTTCGAAACAATAAGTATTATGGTCTTCCATTTGAAGTCAATGAAATGATTTCACATGAAGGTGTAAAAGACTATATGACTTCTATTTGCAAGTATGCTCCCCGCGATTACCAAGTTGAGGGAGTATACGACGCTTTAAGACATAATCGCAAGTTACTGATATCTCCAACTGCTTCTGGAAAGTCGTTGATGATATATTCGATTGTCCGATATTACGTTGAGAAAGGACAAAATACTCTGATAGTCGTTCCGACGACATCCCTTGTAGAACAGATGTATAAAGATTTTGCAGATTATGGATGGGATGTGGGTTCATTTTGCCACAAGATCTATGCTGGAAAAGAAAGAGAAACAGACTCTCAGGTAATCATCACAACCTGGCAATCTATCTACAAACTTCCCCGACAATATTTCTCAAGATTTAATGTGGTAGTTGGAGATGAAGCACACCAGTTCAAATCTAAGTCATTAGTATCTATAATGACAAAACTTTCTGATGCTAAATTTCGTTATGGTTTTACAGGCACGCTGGATGGCACACAAACGCACAAGTGGGTTTTAGAAGGTTTGTTTGGTCCTTCTTACAAGATTATTCGTACAGATGAGTTAATGCAGAAGGGTCATGTTGCAACATTGGATATTAATATTCTTTTACTTAAACATAATCCTCATCGATTTGATAACTTTGAAGAAGAAGTTCAATATATTATCAATCATGAAAGAAGGAATAAATTTATTAAAAATCTTGCAATTGATCTTAAAGGAAATACCCTTATACTTTTTTCAAGAGTTGAAGGTCATGGTCAACCATTATACGAACTCATAAATAAGAGTATCTCTGAAAATCGTCAAATATTTTTTGTTCATGGAGGGGTTGCTACTGAAGATCGTGAACAGGTAAGAGAAATTACTGAAAAAGAAAATAATGCAATTATTGTTGCTTCATATGGAACTTTTTCCACAGGAATTAATATCAAAAACTTACATAATGTAATCTTTGCATCACCATCAAAATCAAGAATTAGAAACCTTCAATCAATTGGAAGAGTTTTAAGAAAAGGAAATCAAAAGACAAAAGCAACTTTATATGATATTGCTGATGATATTAGTTATAAGTCAAGAAAAAACTATACGCTCAATCATCTAATGGAACGTATCAAAATTTATAACGAAGAAAACTTTAATTATGAAATTGTAAATATTCCTCTAAAAGATCAATGAGTGAAGAATTTTATTGCGTTTTAAAATTAGTGTCTGGTGAAGAAATATTTTCACTAGTGGTTATAGATGAAAATGATGGAGATACTTTAATTGTTCTTCAAAATCCAGTTACAATTAAAATAACAAAAGAATATAAAAATACATATGTAAAAGTTAAACCATGGATTGATTTATCATCTGATGATTTCTTTATCATAAGACTTGATAAAGTTATTACAATGACTGAAAGTAAAGATATTAAAATAATTGAACTTTATAATAATTATCTGAACGATAGAGAAACAATTGACTCTTATAATTCTTCAGGTATCGTAAAACCTTCATCTAAAATGGGATATATATCATCAGTTGAACATGCCAGGGAAAGGCTTGAAAAGATCTTTAAAGGTATTAAAGAAAGCTAAGTTCTCATCTTCAATGGAGACAAACCTAGTCTACTGGTATTTGAGCATCTTGTCAAGCCCTTTGATGATGTGCTATAATAAACAAAAGTTATCGTAAATGAGTCCGATGTATGTCCAAGAAAAAACCAGAACATTATGTAAATAATAAAGAATTATTAGAAGCACTTATTGTATATCGTACAAAGGTTGCAGCTGCTAAAGAGGCAGGTCTTCCTAAACCACGTATTACAAACTATTTGGGAGAGTGTTTTCTAAAGATTGCGACTCATTTATCATATAAACCAAACTTTGTGAATTATATGTTCCGTGAGGATATGATTTCTGACGGGATTGAAAATTGTGTTCAATATATTCATAATTTCAATCCAGAAAGGTCACAGAATCCTTTTGCATATTTTACTCAGATTATTCATTATGCATTTTTGAGAAGAATTCAAAAGGAAAAGAAACAGTTAGAAATTAAAACTAAGATTATTGAGCGTACTGGGTTTGATGAGGTTATGACAATTGATGACGGATTACTTTCTGGCAACAATTCGGAATATAATTCAATGAAGGATAATATTCAATACCGCAGTAATCGATGAAAGTTGCAATTTTAACAGATACTCATTATGGTGCCCGCAAAGGTTCTAAACACTTGCACGATCATTTTGAACTTTTCTATAAGAATGTATTTTTCCCTGCCCTTGAAGAACACGGGGTAGAAGCAGTCATTCATATGGGTGATGCCTTTGATAGTCGTAAGTCAATTGATTATCAAAGTCTTGAATGGGCAAAGAGAGTTGTATTTGAACCTCTTCGGGGATATGATGTTCATATGATTATTGGTAATCATGATTGTTACTACAAGAATACCAATAGCGTTAATTCTCCAAGTTTGCTTCTTCAAACCTATCCAAATATTAAAACTTATAGTTCTCCAACAAATACTAAAGTTGGTGGAACAGATATGACCTTTATTCCTTGGATTTGTAGTGAGAACTATGACGAAACCTTAAAGGTAGTTAAGAAATCCAAAGCAAAAGTTGCCATGGGTCATTTAGAACTTAAAGGATTTCGTGTCAACAAACATCTTGTAATGGAAGAGCATGGACTGGAAGCGGATCTTTTTTCAAACTTCACAAAGGTATTTTCTGGTCATTACCACACTCGTTCTGATAATGGAACTGTGTTCTATCTCGGTAATCCTTATGAAATGTATTGGACGGACGTAAATGATACTCGTGGATTTCATATCTTTGATACCGAAACTCTAGAGCACACTCCAATTAACAATCCTTATAAATTATTCTATAACATTTATTATGAGGATACTCCACATCAAACCTTTGATGCTTCTGAGTACTCCAATAAAATTGTTAAGGTGATTGTTCGTAAAAAATCTAAACAAAAAGATTTTGAGAAGTTTATTGACAAACTCTATAAAGTCTCTATTCAGGATTTGAAGATTGTTGAAAACTTTGAAATTCAAGAGAATGAAAACTTTATAATTGACGAAGAAGAGAATACTATTTCAATTCTGAATCGTTATATTGATGAATCTGAATGTGACTTTGATAAGGGTACTATCAAAGGTATATTCCAAGACCTCTATAAACAAGCTTGCGAAGTAGAATAATGTTTCTTCTTACTCTTAAGGGTCGTAAAGATGATGGGGCATATGCCGTTCAAGACCAATATGGAGAAAAGGTTTTATTCTTATTTGAAGAAGAGGATGATGCTGCTCGTTATGCTATGATGCTTGAGTATGATGAAGACTACGAAAAAGAAATGGAAATCGTGGAAGTTGATGACGAACTTGCCATAAAAACTTGTAAGCATAACAACTACAAGTATGCCTTAATTACTTCTGATGATATTGTGATTCCTCCTAAAAATGATAACCTTTAAAAAAATTAAATGGAAGAACTTTTTAAGTACCGGCAATAACTGGACTGAAGTTGATTTCCAAAAAAATAATACAAATTTA